TTGTATTTACTTACAGCATCCATCCGTTAAATAAAGCGTTTTTATCAGGATATATTTCCTCGTTAGCGTTACTGTAATACTCTGGAAACTTACTGGGCGCATTAAAACTTAAATAGTCAATTAACCTTTGGGTGTAGTATTCAGCATAATCTCGTTCTTTTGATATTAAAGAGTCAATCTCTTGTTTATCTACAATCGTACTATTTTCAGAGCTGTGCTTAAATACACCTCCATTAGCAATGGTGTAAGATGCAAAAGGCAAATACTCAACCATAGCATAGTGAATAAGCATGGGCTGAATGTAGTCGTTTACTAGCTCTAAATAATCTCCTGCAAGCGAACTAGCAACTATATCGGCACTAATCTTATCATACAAGTCGCTACCCAAATAGTTCTGAATATGAATCTCTTGTGCAATCTTAACGAACTGAATAAATTTATCAGTATCAATCGAACCGCTTAATGCAGTGTTTTTGATAAGGTCGCTTCTTTTTATAAATATTGCTGTTGCCATTATTCTACATCTTCAATTTGTTCTTCCACCTTTTCTTTAACCTCTTTTTCTATATCCTTTTTAACGCCTGTTTCTTTCTCTATCTCTGCTTCACTAATAGCGTTAGTCAAGTCAGTAAATTCAAGAGGCTGTAACGTCTTAAAATATATGTCAAGGTTTATTCCATTGTACTCAAGTATCTTCTCAAGCTCATCAAGTATGGTAACTTGCATTGGTCTGATTACGGTGTTGTCCATAAGAACAGATGCGGTCTGTAATTCCTCTGCGTTGTTTCCAAGCCCCGTATTGTCTTTTATACCGACAAGCATGGGTGATACAATACGGTGTGATACCATTACTTTACGCATACTTTCGTCAGATAAAAACTGGTATTGCTGGTGTGCATCTGATAACTGTACAGGCTCAATGGTCGCTGCTAATTCCTTACTATCGTTAAACGCCAAGATGAAACGACCTGCGTTAGAGCTACCGCTAAATTTATTTATAATACTATTCTCTATTGCATCTCTCTGCTCTGAATCTGGCGTACCATTATTAAAGTTGATAAGCATAGATGGACTCAATCCATTCTGAATGTTATTGATGTGATAGTTAGCAATCTCCTCTTCTAACTCTGCATACTGTAATCCTCCTTGATAATCTACTGGCGAATAGTATTTATACCCAGCACGATAAGGCTTGATATAAAGTATCTCAATAGCCGCATTAGAGAACCCAAATGCAGGTATCTTTGTTAGCTTATCTCCTGTGCTTGCTGTACTCCAATCAGAATGGTAGTAGTATGCCTCTATTTCGCCTTTAGAGTTACATTTCTCGGCTCTTAACGTCTCTACTGGTATATGCTCTACTTGAGCAATTTTAGAGCGGTCTTTAGTGTATATAACTTGCAATGCAGATTGACCCATCATTTTATAGTCGTGAGTAATTCTCTTAATCACATCTTTTTTAAGGAGTTCTTTCATCTCCTTGTAGTCAGCCTCATTCTCTTTGCTGTCTGTCGCATCAAGACCTCTTCCATATATCATTTCAGATATGCCATTGATTGCAGCGTTGTTTGTTGGACTTCCGTTGTACCTGTCTATCAGGTAGGTAAAATAGTCGTTGTCCTCACCATAAGCAACGAAATCATCGTTATAGTATTCTTTTACCTCTGGTCTTGAATAAGAACCGAGTTGAACAATGTGTATTTTACCCTCTTCTTTATTATTCATAATGGGTCTTTTCTTTGCGTAATGCCTTACTTTTTTAGCCATCTTATTGTTAATCTATAAATACAAATTCGTTATCATAACTATCTTCTGTTGTGTAATCATTTTTACCAACCTCATATTTAGGATAGTCTGTTTGATTTGTTACATATACCATACCTCTATATATATCCCCAACATTATCTTTTATTATAAGCGTGTAATATGTTTCTGCTTTAATGTCATCAAATGCTGCTGTTATAGTCATTATGTTTGTAGAATCATTAAAACTATATGAATTTGTATAGTCTCTTGATGCTCTTGTTGCCTTGTCAATCAAAGTTAATGTAGTACCGCCAACAGCAGAAGTTTTTCTGGGCTTAATATTTATATCTTGAGATAGCGTAGATGTTGTCAGTATATGCATATCAAAGTAACAATCAAAATGTTATTTGTTTCAAAGATACAAAAAAAGGGGCAATTAAGCCCCCTTTTAAATTCACAACCCTATTAAATTTATGAAGGGTCTCTTTGAGTAGATTCAGTAGCAGTAGCACTTGTCATACCTGCAAATGGGTCTGCATCAGTACCTCCATCTACGAAAGATGGCATACGGATTTCATTGGCAGTTAAAGTAAGTGTGTAGCCATTTAGGTCTCCCATTGCAGTACCAGTTACAGCAGTACCGCCAGTCACGTCAGAACCATTGTCAGCACCAACCAACAAGAACTTGTCATCAAATGTCTGTATAACAACGTGTGGTCTGCCATACGCCATTAACTTCAATTCTTTATTATCCTCTTTAGTTAGCTTAAACAATGTAACGCTTAACACCTGCTCAAAGAATGTTGTTCCATTCTCCATAGAAGATGTAATGTTTGTTTCAAGCGAAGAATTACCTTTAACATCATAAGTGTGATAGTCGAAAGTACCAGTCATATCAGTAATTTCATCACTAGAACCATAGGTTAAAGTTCCTAAATCACCGAAATCTACAAAGTGTAGTTTCTTAATACCACCGACAGCATCCTTACAAGGTCTTAATCTTCCGCCAGTTAAATCACAAGCCATAGTTTTACTTTTTTAGTAAAAGGGGCAGAGTTACCACCCCTTTCGATTAAACAATTATTATGCTAACGTCAGTAACGTTAAGTCAGAACCGATACCGTACTGTACACCTGCTGTATATCGCATGATGATACGTACATTCTGGCTTCCGTCAAGGTCAGCCATGTCGATTACTTTTACTTCGTTGTGGTCGCTTAATAGACCTGTACCGAAATAGATGTTAGAAGCCTCACCAGCAACGATGTGGTCAGCAGGGATTCCTGGCGCATGTTGGATTTTAATACCCTCAAAAGAAAGCGCATTACCAGTATTGTACCATTGTTGTCCTTTAGCATCTGTACCAGCAGCACCTTGTCCGCCTGAAGCGAAACCGCCTAATGCACGAACATAAGCTTGCAATGCAACAGTTGGAACGTAGATAGTCAAATCTTCCTTACCGTAAACAGATGCAGGAATTGAGTCAACTACATTTCCAAGTAGTGTTACGATGTTAGCAGAAGTGAAAGATGTTTCAGAGCCATTTGCAGCATCGTTTACATCTCCGTCAGCAGCCATAAGAACTGTAAGACCATCAAACTCTCCAGCATTGGCGTTTACACCAGCCCAGATGTTTTGCTCTGTCTTTTCAGCAACTTTAGCAGAAACGTGTCCTAGAATAAAGTCAGAAAAAGATGCAGGTAGTTTGTCAAATGCAGAATATCCCATTTGTACAGCTTCCCAGTCTGCTCTAAAGTCTTTTTTACAAAGCTCTAGGTTAACTTGGAACTCTTCTGGCTGAAGAATACGCTCTGTAAGTGTAAGCGCATCAGCAGTAGCAGAAAAATCACAAGAAGCATCTCCTATAAAGTTAGTTGAAGCAACTTTCTTTACGACTTCTTTATATTTTACATTAGGTTTGATAGTGATTGCACCTTCAGCTAATGTTTTACCCGTCAAGAGGGCAGCAGAAATGTATTTTCCTGCAAACTCTCCAGCGTAAGTAGAGGTGATGGTATCAACAGAACCATTACCAGCGTATAGATTTACTTTTTGATTACTCATTTTTATATTATATTAGTTTTGAAAATACTCGGTCAAGTGTACTAGCGGGGCGATTCTGACCGAATTTAATCACCTCTTTTTGTTCAGTTTTTTCTGATGGATTGTGTGCGATTGGCTCGGCTGCTGGTTCAGCAGATAGCTTTTCGACTTGAGATGAAAGTTCAGCTTTTTCTTGCTCAACCTTATCATACTCAACCATCATATCTTCTTTGATAGATTTAATCATATCTTGAAGTTCTGCAATTTTAGAATCGAAGTCCTCTTTAGATACATATTCCTCTTCAAGCTCTTCTGCCTCATCCTCTTCGTCATCAGCAGCTTTTTCTTCTTCTTCTTCTTCTTCCGATTCTTCAGCCAACTCAACCTCTTCAGTTGATTCAGCATCAAGAGCAGCATCTACCTCTTTAGTAGCAACTTCCTCAACAGAATCTTCAGATAATGCAACTTCCTCTACTTCTGGAGTTCCAGTAACTTCTTCGGCTGCAACTTCTATGTTGTCAACTTCTTTTGTTTCTGGCTCACTAATAGCAGAGAGTTTTTGCATAATATCATTCAAAATGTTTGTAGCTTTACTCTCCATATTATGTTAATTAACAGTTATAGTTATAGATAAATAACAAGTATTAAACAACCTGTTAGATTTTTAGGCACGTATTTTACCAATACCTTGCGACCTTAAAGTGCCATCACAGCATTTTCTTGAGTATGTTCTTCCGTTCTTGCACAAACAACCTCTCTTTGAGTTTGTCGGTACTTGCTGTCCTACTGTTTCTTTACTTTTCATTTCTTACTTGATTTAGGGTGTTTCTTTGGTAATAAGTCGTAGTCAGTAGTGTACTTAGCGTTTTGCGGTCTACCGTTCTTTAAAAGGTATATATAGGCATTTACTCTAGCTTGCGCCCATTGTTCTGCTGACTTTACATTAGGACTGTGAGATGTCTGGAAAGCACCAACTCCTCGCTGATAAACAGACTTTAGTTGTCCAACAGTAGTTCCATATCCCTTTTTAGATTTATACTTCTCATTAAAGTCATTAGCTTTCTTCTGTAACGACTTTAACACTCTGTCGGGTACAGTAACTCCCCTCGACTTCCCAGCAGCACCCTTTGGATTGCGATTGCTTCCTCGTTTTGGACTAAGATTTGGAGTATCGGAATTTGGAGCTTTCTTGCTTCTTTTAATTCTTCCTTTGTCATCATATTCCGCTAGTTTGTGTTCTTTGCAAGGCATATACCAATCCTTACCCTCAACATTGTGTATGTGAAACCCCTCGCATCCAATATCTTTTGCGATTCTTATTGCTTCTTCTTTTGTGTCGTATGCGAGCCTACCGTTTATTTCTTTAGAGGACAAATCAAGCTTAGATTCGTTTGAATTTATCTCATCTAGTTTGCCTTCTGCCCAGCGAATACCTTCTTCGCCTCCCCAAGCATCCCACAGCAATCCTCCACAACCCTTGTTGTATGGTTCGCCCTTTTTCTTCTCAAACCTATTGTAAGATGCCATTTCTGATATTAGACATCTTGATAATGGTTTGCCAGCAGAGATTAGCTGGGCAAATTGCCAAGCCTGCGGTGTTCCGCATCTCGGTTTATTGCTGTCGTAGTATGCCAAAGCCCTTTTAGCGTTCTTTTTAGCTGCGTCTGGGTAATCAGAGTATGTTTTGTCGTATAAACCTAATTCAAGCTCTTCAGACAGCTCTGTGCAGTCGCAGGATAGGTCTAACTCGCCCAACTCTCTCAACTTACCTCTACTCCAAGCTAAACCAGCCTTACCACCCCATAATAGGTATGAAATTGTGCCACAAGCCTTAGAATCACCTGCATCATAGTATGTTTCAGCTCTTGATAGGTATGAGTACATCCTCTTAATCGTTGACACACTGAGTTTTTCACCTCTACTGAGCTGCTGCGCTCTTATTTTCCCCACAGAGGTGGCGCAACGGTTATTTACCTTTTTGTTTAGCTCAATACCTCTCTTGGCGTTATTTCTAACACCACTTCCGTAATCACCGTAGGTTTTTAGGTTTAGCTTTCCAGCTTCAATGCTATCAGTAATTTCTAACAATACTTCAGCAGCGTCATTCTCTTTTTCAATCATAGACATAGCAACCTTATCGGTAAAGTAGCCCTCTATCGAAAACCCTTTCACCTTGCCCGTCTTAACGTAGTCTTGCCACACCTCTTCGTTGTTTACCTTCATTGAGACCATCCAAGTACCAACAGGCATCTTTAGTCCGTACTTACGAGACTTGTCATACTGCTCATCTTCTATTATCCAAGACTCAACAACCGACATTCCCGATAGCTGTGCCTGATGCTCAAGAGTTGACCTGTTTTGATTTCCCTTCATTAGGAACAGTTCAGATGCTCTGCGTACAGTATCTTTAGAGAAGTATATATAGTACTCATCCTCTTTGTCTCTTCTGTATATCTTCTTGTTAGGCACAAGTGCAGCGCCCATAAGGATGCGCTTCTCCTTATCAACGTCAGCAAGTTCAACTTTAAGCTCATCTTTTAAAGCTACAAAGTTCTCTTCTATGGCTGGTTGTTCTACGATTGATATAGCATCAATGCCAGAGAACTCTCCCTCTTCGTCTATAAATAATTCTATTACCTTCATACTATTGAATTAACCGAATGATGCGGTATTTGTTGTATTTCTATCTAATTCTTGTTGTGTTGAAATGTCTTTTCCTACTACAAATGCTCTTACTGGTTTTGCTTGTTGACCTGCAACAGTTTGAGCTAACTGGGATGTTTGTGATTCTCCAACAACATTAAAGTCTGGTGCTTTAATTGTTGCTCCGCCTCTACCGCTTGAGGCAGAAGCTCCTCCTGCACTACTAACTGAACTCTTATATTTTTGACGAGCAATGTTTGCTACATTAGCTAAACCAGCAGCAATGGTTATAGCCTGCTGTATTGCTCCTCTAACTGGAGATGTTACGTCTCCAGGAAAAAGCTGAGAGCCATACGCTAAAAATCCGTTTTGATACACAGTCATTAGTGCCTCTCCAATCCTTACAGCTTTATTCCTTTCAAATGCTTTTCTGCCAATTTTATCTTTCTTTACCTCCAGCTCCTTTTGCAACCTCTCTTGTTCTGTTGCATCTCCTTCAGCAGCAGCTATTCTTTTTGAGTAACTTTCATCTAAAGCAATAGTTTCATTCTCGGCAGAGACCTCAAATGTTTGACTCAAAGCACCAGATATAGCCTGATACTGCTCCTTAAAGAAAGCAAACTTTCCCTCAGCATCCATTTGTTCCGCAGCGTTAAGGTCTGATTTTAACTGAGCCAATCTAATTTCAGCCTGTTCTCTTTCAATAGTACCGATAGCGTGCGATTCAACAACAGCTTTTTGAGCTGCCACATCCATACCAAGCATCTTTACGTTTCGCTCATTTTGAAAGAACGAATAGTTTCCCCTAATACCATCTAATGCATCATTGTACTCCGCCTCAGCATCTAACTTTTGCCTATTTACTGCTTGAAGCTCCTGAGCATCTTTTATTGACTGGTCTGTTAGTAGCTTTTTAGTTTCCCCGTCTTTTTCTACAACATAACCATTGTATGCATCATAAGCAGTAGCTTTAGCACCTAAAAATTCATCTTCAGCTTGTTTAGCAGCATCGTTATATATTTTTGTTGCTGCCGCTCTTTTCTGACCGTTTTTTTCTTCTGCAAGGAAGTTGTCCAGCCTTACCTTTTGGGCAGCTATAAAGTTATTTTTTCTTTCTTCTTGCTGTTTTATATAGTCATCTCTTCTTAACGCTTGAACTTCTTTTTGCGCCCTTGCTGTTTCGTTAATCTTAAAGGACTCATCTTTTATAAACGACTGCCTTAAATTCTGTTGAGATTTTTGTATCTGCTTATTGAAGTCAAGCTCCTTTATAGTAAAGTCTTTTGATGCCTTAAATAACCTGTCTCTTGAGCCACCCCTTCTTTTATTTTCTTTTATCTCAATATCGGTAAACGGAATTAACTTATCTATATATTCCTGTTGTTCCTTTATTTCTTCGGCATTAAAGTTTTTGGTTTCTTCTAATTCTAGTTTTGCTGCTGCTAGTTTTTTAGCAACCTCCTTCTCCTTTAAATTTCCAGTACCATATTTTGCAACTACTTCCGAGTGTTCCTTTTCTAGTTGCGCCACCCTTTTTAATCGTCTCTCTATCTTTTTAGGGTTGTCAAGAGCTTTCATTTCTTGCTCTATCCTTAAATCGATAATCTTACCAGCAGCCTCATCAATTTTAACCTGAGCTTGCCTAGCCATAGCTAGTTTTACTATTGACTCTCTATATAAATCAGTTATTTTTATAGCCTCTTCAGTGCCTTTAGATAAATCTCCTAAAGTTAAATCCGCATCTTTTAATTGTTTTACATAATCAGGAAACTCTTTATTAAGGGCTTTTATAGCGTCTTTTTGTTCAGCCTGAGATTTTGTAGCATCCTGAAGTGTTCTTGTATATGTCTCAAAAGAACCTGCGCTATCTTTTACCGTTCCAGAAGCTCCTTTAAACGCATCTTGAAGCTCTCTTGAAAAGCCAAGCAATCTCTCAAAGAAAGCAAATATTTGAGGTCCGAAAGATATTATTAACTGTATTGCAATTAGGAACCCTCCAGAACCTAGTAATGACTTCCCTAGTGCCTTAAATGATGCTATTACGCCTCCCTGTGTTTTTACGAAAGAACCGAATAAAGATGTTACCTGCGACAAGTTGTTTGCTATCGCTGTAAAGCCATAACTAGCATCTGATGCTAAACGACCTGTTTCAAGTAGGATTGCGTTGTTAAGACCAGATTGCGCCCTTCCTTGCTTCATCCCTTTAGCCATATCAACAGCAGACTTCGCTGCTAGATTGTTAGCTAACTTCTGGTCATTTGTTGCTGCGGTTAATTTGGCATACTCTCTTCCAGATTCGCTTAATTCAAAGTTAAGAGCTTCTTGTGCCTTCTGGACCTTAGTTAACGACTGAGCGACTCCATCAGCACTTTTTTTAGCCTGCTTATCGTTAATATTTATCGATATGAGTATCTTTTGTTCAGCCATTCTTGTATGCTTTAGATTGTTTTACTCTTTCTACTTGCTTCTTTACATCATCCCAATTAGCGCACCCCTTGTATATTCCTTTGGCGATGTCTACGTTATGAGATACGCCATACCAATCAGATACTTGCAATAAATCTATAATATGTTTTATCATAATACGTTTAGTAATTCTAATTTAGATTCGCCTGTTTTTAAATTACTGTTTATGGAGTTTATAGTAAACACCTTGTCTCCAATTTTGAATCTATCATTCATTTTGTAGTTAAGTAATATACTATTTGGCAAATGTGCTGTTAGTTTAAATATTCTTTTCTTAGCGTTAAAAGCATCTTCTATATATGTTTGGTAGAATTTGCTGAACAACGAACTTGTTTCTCCAGAGTAATCTATAAGATTCCACTCATCCACTTCGTTATCAAAGTTCAAAGTAAAGGCAGGTTTTCTGTAAACCTTGTAATCTTCACCAGAAACAAATATATCTAAGTTTAATGATAACGTTGTGTTGCTATCAACAGCAGTAACCAAAGCTAAAGTTGAATCTGTGGTGTTTGACACAAAATCCCCTACCTCAACTGTTGATAAGAAGCTCTGACTACTATCGACAAGCTTATTGGCTGTTGTTGAAGTTGTTGTGCCTGAATATAATGGTGAATTGTAGTTTGGATTGCTACCGCTTTCATTTGTATTAGATGGTCTCCAGTAAGTTGTAAGAGCTTGGTGTGAAGTGCCAGACCAGTTTATATACCTAAAAACACTTGATATCGTTGTGTTTATTCCATAAAACAACATTGGCTTTGTCAAAACTGGTTCGTAATTACCAGTCTTTGGGTCTGCTTCAGGTTTTGGCTTAAAGTTGTCTCCTGCTGAATACCCCCATTGAATATCTGTTGGTGTGTTAGAAGCTACGTCAGAAGAATTGTCATCGAACAATCTCTCAAACTTAAAGTGTTCAAATGGAACTTTAACATTGTATGGTTTACCCCTATCCACTCCGTCTGGTCTAAACTCTTCATCCCCAAACTCACTATTAAACGCCTCGCTATGCTGCTTCATTAGTAGTGTTTTGGCTTTTTGGTAGTTAAAGTTTATTTCGCTAAATGGAATTGTTGCCTCAACATCAGTCTCACTAGAATCAACATATCTTGTTATATCATATACATTTGATGGGTATGCGTCTGAACCTGTATCGGTAGGGGTGTAGAACTCATTTAGCTTCATTACCTTTATTTTGCCAAAATTAGGGCTATTCATATCATCAATAAAGAAAGCAGTAAGATTGAACATATTGAATATTCCTGATAGAAAGTCTATTATTTTCATCTTAGGAATCTCTTCGCTTATTATTACCTCACTTTGGGAAGTGAGTGGAGTTGCTCCGCAATCAAGAACCTGACTTCTTGTTGGGGAGCTTCTAAGGTCAAACATACTAAGACTAGGAGTAAATGAAAGCAGTGAATTTGACCTAACTATAAACTTCCACCTTATATTGTTCCAAGAACTACCTAACCCGAAACTAGAATTATATGAAACAGCCTTAGTGCCAGTAACATTAGATGTCTCCGCCCAGAGAACACCCTCTCTATACATTTGTATTGTGTATGGAATATCTTCATTTCCGCTTGAGGGGGTTATTGTACAATTTAAGCCAATAGAAGCAAAGGGAGTTCCGCTATCTGGTATATCCGTAAAGAAAACCTCTTGACCGTCAGAAGATATAGACACAAAATTATCCCCAGAATCGTATTGCCAATCTTCAAGAACCTTTATCTTTTCCTCTGCGCTTTCAGCTCCTCCAAGAACACCTTTAGTCCTGCTTAACCATAGGTATAGATTGCTAAACGCATCTGAATCAAAGAAATCGTCATCGTCTCCTGCTACAAAAGATATGTTGTATTTTGAGCTATCTTCGATGGCATTTATAATCTCTCTTGCCTTTATAGCTGGCTTTAGGTCTGTATATACTAAAGCTCTATTTGCGTTATTACTTCCTAATCCTGTATTTTGATGGTGTAGGTTTCCATCAAGACTGTCTCCAGTGCTATTCCTTGAGTCAAAGTAAAGTCTTTTAGTGTGGCTTATTAACGGATATATGATTGAGGTGGTGTTTCCGCTAAAGTCAATGCCAGTCGTAAGACCGTCCCTAACTTCATCTATACCGTAAGAATGGTCAAATTGAGAAAAGTTAAGCTGACTTAATTCGTCATCACCCAAAGAGTCTTTTAGCGTAACGGTATTACCGAAGAATGTAACGTTATATGCAAAGGGTTTATTTTCTTTTACCTTAACGCTATTAAGAAATATCTTCCCTTGCCTAAACGGTATGTAATTTATCTCTAAAACAGCATCTACTTTTTTCCTAGCATCAAAAGCTCCTTCCGATATGAAGTAGTTGTAGAAGTGTCTAAATATCTTGTTGTTCTTTTTAGAGGCAGGTAACGTAAAAGACTGCGAGAAATCTGTGAATATCTTAGATATATCCCTTATGTCTTGTATTTTAGACGTAACAGATATAGTTTCATCTTCAAACAAGTCTACCGCCTGATAAACACTATCGGCATCTTTTATGTAAAGTACAACTTTATTCATTATCGAATATTGTTTATTTTATCTGCTGCAACATCAAACTCCATAGTGTATTGAATTACCTTATCGTTAACCCTTTTCTTCATCTGAAGGCTTTGTGTCTTTACTTTTAGTGGCACTATCTTTTCTTCATCTGTGAGCCTTGTCATCCAGACTTGCTCTGACAACATAAGTTGTTTTATATGCTCGTTACAAGACTCATCAATGTAATCTGTATTTAACGTAATGCTTTCTTTGCCCATTAAGTTTAGCGTTCTCATTTGATGCTCAGATGTGTCGTAACTAAAGTTGCCAAAGTCCAAAACAGATGCCTTGTAGTCGCTGCTTTCTATATTGATAGATTCATTACTCCTTCTTGTGAAGTAAAGGTCTTGTAGTGCGCCATACTTATTTACAAAGGTAACTCTTATCGGCTCATACTTCGAGCAGTCAAATGTTTTTACCTTTAACACTTTGGTCTTTGTTTCTGTGCCGTCTGTATAATTTATATACACCTCGTCTATCAGACCTACATCTGCACCATTAAAGAACTCACCTAATAATGTATTGTCCTCAAAAATACCGCCATCTTCCAATACTCTTTCTTGGTAGTTGTCCGCTTCTGAATTATCATCAGATGCTACGTATTGAATTGTTTCAGATGTTGTTGGGTTTGCTGGGTCTGCGTAATCAATTAGTTTTGAGTAAATAGTTTCTCCGTTTAGCAAGAAGGAAACGCTATTTGCTGTTTCTGTGCTTACAGGTATATTCACACTCCTGTCGTTGACTCTGTATATAGTTCCTTCAGACATCATCAGTCCTTCGTCAAAGTCTGGGTTTATACCCTCTTCAAAGTAACCGTAACCATCGGTAGCTATAAATTGAGAGGCGTAATCACTTGGCGTTACTGTTGGTGATGAGATTGTACTTCCGTCTGATTCAAATGCCGTAACTACTGGGTTTACCCAAACAGTATAGCTATCATATTCTCCGTCATACTTTGTTTCAATGTAATCTCTTACAAGCTGAGATATTTCAAATACAACATAATTGTTACCCCCAAGTTCTGCCTTTTGTATTGTGTACTTTAAATCCGCAGCATCAGGGCTTGTGTCTTTTACGCCCTCATATATATAAAGCTGTAACTTTGCCTCAAACAATGATGCGTGATAAACCTTTATATAAAACGGACTTCTTGTATTTATTAGTTTTGCCATTTATTTTGTCTTTAAAACGTATGTGTCTCCCTGTTTTGTGTAGCCGACACTTTTTAGTATTTCTTCTAATTTATCTTTAACATCTTCCTTGAGTGGTGCGTTCATTTCATCTACTATATTCTCAAATGCTCTTTCTACAACTTCACCAATATATCTTGCTGGCGCAATACCACGAAGCGATATAGCCTCGCCAATCTTGTATGCGACAGATGCTATATTAGATTCTGTTCTTGGCATCTCCTTTCCACCAAAATCTTTCAATGTTACTGGTTTTTGACGAATCCAATCCTTTATAGCGTTCACATTTGGACTAAATGGTACTGTACCTTCGTCTACGCCCTGCAAGTATGAGTTACCGTATAGGTTTATATCAAGACCGTTGTTTTCTACTATTACATTCAAAGACTGACCACCTGCACCGCTAGAGCGAACCTGAGAACTTCCTCCGAATCCTCTACTTCTTGTGGTTTCATAGGACTCAAGGAAATACTGAATCAGTTTCGTCTCTGCGAATGATTTAACGTATGCTTCAGTATTTTTGAATCTAATCTCCATTAGCAAACAATTATAGCGTTATTAGGGATTGATATAGATAAGGTAAGCGCCCAACCAGTCATTAAGTTCTCAAATCTATCCTCAAACATAGTGGCAGTTGAGTCGGTATCTAAAACGTAGTTATCATCGTTGAGGTCTCCACGTCTTAATTTAGACTGCAATCTGTTTATTACTGCAAGCTGTGTGTTCAAAACATCGTGCTTGTTGTCTAGTCCTTGATACGGTATTGAATCGCTATCGAATCTATCTTCTTTACTTTCGTCAACCAAATCCATTGCTATGACTTGAATCGAGAATGTGATTGTATGTTCTCCAAACACAGCATCCTGTATGTTTATGTGTGATAATGGGAATATACTCTGCTTGGACAAGTCAACATCCATAATGTTACCAAACGTAACTGTGTTTACAAATTCACTTGAATTTAGCTCTTCGTATATTTTATCTATAAGGTCGTAAAACTCTTTCATCGTTTATATGCTTTCTTTATCATTGCAGCTTCTAGTTCGTTCTTTTCTTTCTCAAAGGTTAGGAAGTTGAGGCACTTGAATACTGGAAGCTCGGTAACTTCATCAAACTTGAGAACATCTCCTCCAGCGAGTCCGTATATTGATTGATACCAGCCCCATTTTGAGCCAAAGTTTGCTTGAGCTGATAAGTCTGTTCCTCCGTCAGACTGTTCTGTATATAGCTCGGGATAGCTCTCAACAACTCCTTCCCTAAATCGTAAAAAAAAACCATAGCACTCATTACCACATCGAGAGGCATTTCCCTCATAAGGTTTGACACCTCTTCGCTTGGTTCATAGGGCGCTACTGTATATTTGTCCTTCTGCTTAAAGTTGACAGGTCGATACAGCGCTGCCATCGCTTTGTGCGTTTTGCTCCAGTCCGATATATTATCTTCAACGTCTATATATGCGCCAAGGGCAATATTCTCTAACTGCGGTTCAAATCCCATATCTACGCCAAGTAAGTCAAACCTGCGTATTAGATTAGGCTTCTCTTCAAACGCCTTGTTGATTATGCTTAATACCCTGTCAGCATCTTTAGCTGGAATGTTAAGCACATCCTTTAGGGATATATTACAAAATATCTCAATAGTCTTTAGCGCCAAGAAATCAGCAGCATCGTCTCCGTTCTCTTCAATGACCTTCATATAACGCTGGTACTGTCCAAGTGTTATGCTTGATAAGTCAGTTGGAACTGATAATTCTAATTCTATGGTTTTCATATCTAAATAATAATTGGTTGTTTAAGTGTACTTATTGATTATGCACCTGCCTGTATGACACATATATATAATATATATCTTAATGTATAATAACATGTATCGTATCTTAATATGCATTTTAAGAAGGTTATGTTTTATAAAGAGTAATAACATGATGAACTCTATATAAATAATATAACATGTATTATATAATAACATGAGTAACCAGTTATGATTCATAA